TAGTCAGAGCCTCTACGTCAACCCTTGCCCGGTGAGCGCCCTTGAATGTCTCTGCGAAAAGCTCTTCGTGCAGCGCCGAAAGGCTGAGTCTGTAGCCCTTGATCCACTCAGTCTCTTCTACTGTGCAGATCCTTACGATCGGCCATGCCGGCATCATCCCTAGCCGCTTGAATTCAGTCTCGATGACGAAGTAATCGTAGCTCAGGTTGTGCGCGACCACGCTGTCGCACCTGCCAATGAGTTCACTTACCTCAATAGCTCGATCTGAGAACTTAGCTTCGTTTTTGAGCTGTTCTGGTTTGATTCCTGTTATCCTAGTCGTTTCTTCGCTTATGGTGAATCCAGGATTGCACAAGAACTCAAGCTCTTCTAAAATAGCACCCTCTTCATCGACAATCTGGCCGAAGAACTCTATGACGTGCGGCTGATGAGACTCACGCAACAAGCTGTTTTGAACTAGATCGGTCGTCTCGGTGTCGAATAAGAGGGTGCGCTTCATGAGTCGCCTCCAAATACAGACGCGTCAATAGAGTTTTGCATTGCAGCGTAGACGGCAAGGTCCAGCATGCTGTCTTCGTGACCTCCATTGTCCCAGTTTTCAACGTAGCGCGTCATTTTCACGACCTGAAGCATGAAGATGTGAAACCTGTTGTGATCGTCTTCATGCTGAAGATACAATCCTTCAGGGAAGAGAGCCGCCATGACGGCTCCCACCTTTTTGTAGTTGTCGCCATAGACCTTGTGGCGGTCTTCGAAAGTCTTGCCAGCATCTTTGAGGATCTGTCCAGCGTTCACTTCTCTATCCTCCAAATGTACTTCCGGTCAGGTCCAGAAGGCATGCCGTAGATCTCGTAATGGTATGTCCGCTTGCGGCTTACGATGTAATCGTTCGTGTGCGAGTCAGTGTCCATGATCTGAGCCAACCAGCCCTTGGTCTTTACCTCTTCTGGGACGTCCTCTCCCTCGTCCATGTGGAACCCGATGTGGCTGAGGAAGGTTGAACCTTCTCGGTATTCAGCACGTTGCTCATGCCAGTGAGGCCCACTGAGATATGTCAAGATCTCTAACTCTATGCCAAGGTCGTAGTTGAACCTCAGCAATCCCTCGGACCGGCCACTGTCAATTCCGGTTTTGACTGTTCCAGAAGCAACGTCTTCAATCCATTCAGAGTCCTGAAGGCCGAACGAGTTCTTGAGTTCTAGCACCTGATGTTCGTCATGTGCATAGTAGGCTATTTGATCCAACTTCATATCAAGCTCCATATGGCAGGATGCAACCTGCTAAGTATTTGTGACGCTCACGCTTGGAGAGCAAGAACGTTATGAACTCTGCGCAGATCTCAGGATCAGTCTCCTCGCCAGCAGGAAGAGAGGCTCTCTGATATTCATCTGCCTGCTCAGGCGTCCAGTCTCTCAGCTCACATACGCGCTTTCCGATGTATCCCGACATCATCGTGCCAAACATCTTGTTAGGAGACACTCCGAAGACTGTGATGTCATGACGCTTCTTGAGCTCGCGGTTCATCTGCAGCGTTAGGATGTGCGCAGCGCCTTTGGAGGCGTTGTAAGCTGAGCTGTTTGTCATTGGCATGTGCGATGCGTTAGAGACGATGTTGACGATGGTTGCTGGTTTGTTGAAGCCATCCGCGTTGATGATCTCTTTGGCAGTCAGCCACATAGATCTGGCGTTGGTGTTCATCAAGCGATCCCACTGCTCGATCGGCGTGTCCTCGTGCCAATCGATGAAGTTGACCCCAGCACAGTTGATCAAGAGGTCGATCTTGCCGGCCTTAGACTGCTTTGCTGCTGCTTGCTGCACAAAAGCACGACTGGTCACATCGACTCCATCTTCGCTTTCACAGTCTTTCGACCACCCTACAACATCCCATCCTTGCTCACGCAGCTGCCTGTAAAGCGCAGCTCCTAAGCCAGACGAGTGGCCTGTTATGATTGCTTTCATCATTTTCCCTTTCAGTATCCGCCTAGGCGAACTTGCCAACAATTGTATCCCAACTCACGCCACCTTTGCACGACCTTGTCTCTGTCCTCTAGGACAAAAGAAACATGTTCAGTGACCGACTGGTCATTCGTGCAGACCGATCTATGCCAATCAAAGACAAGCTCTGGCTTGATCGTGTTGTCGGGACGATAGTCGTTTTCCCTGCGCATCAACAGATAGTCTAGCGGTATCTTGTGCCTCCTGAGCCAACCTCTGGTCTTGTTCCTTTGAGTTTCTGGCCGACCAGTGCAACCAACCAAGGTGTAAGCGCCATCAAGCCTTCGCAACACGCCTGCGACGTCGTGGAATGGCGGATCTAGCTCACAAGCTGCGTGAAACTTGTCCCACTCTTTGTTTTGCGCTAGATGTTCTCTGGCCCTTGAGTCAGACAAAGTGCCATCAATGTCGACGACAACAGCCTTCAACATGCAAGGCCTCCAGACTTCTGCCACTCGATCCGCAAGGTTTTAGAGCCAAAGCACTCTGCCGGAGAAGCGTATTCAAAGAACTTCACGTAAGAACCGAGCTTGTACAGATTCGTCCCGTCGGCCCTCTTGACCGCCTTGAACAGATCGTTGTCAATCACAGAGCACAAAAACCCACCAGGCTCGACGCCTAGCGCAACATATCGCAAGATTGCGCTTTGCATGTGCAAGTTGGGTACATGAGACTTCATCAACCTTCCCCACTCATCGTCGTCCGTGAGTGAGGCATACGCGCTGCAAGGGTTGTTGTGATTCGCGATTACTTCCATGGCTTGTTTTCTGTGATTCGCGATTACTTCCATGGCTTGTTTCCTGTTCATGTCGTCATCCGCATCTGGTCTAGCAGCTTGATCAGATTGGTCTTGCGAGTGTCGTCGATCAAGCCTTCACTGTTGAGCTCAATGATCTGTGACTCAAGCTCTCTTGCCGAACGATCAAAGGTGCGCTCAAAGAACATGCGAGCCCAAGGGTGAACGCGAATGATTTCTGCCTTCATCGCTTCCATCACTTCACGATACTCGCCTTGAGTCCTGCTAGACGCCCTCTTCCGAGCAGTGTCTGCCATGGTCCTCAAGTCGAACTTTGCGACGATGTTGGTGTGGATGTTTGTCGGCAGAACGCCACGAGCGTCTTCTATCTTTGCACCCTCTTGGATTAGCTGGTCGTAGACCTTCGCGACGCCGTCCATTGCACCTTCATAAGTTGACTTGGCCGTTTCATTGCTTTCAACCGAGGGTCCAGTGCCGTAGGTCCAGCCGTTGACGTTCAATACGCGCATAGTCTGCTGTGCGTAAGATCCTGTCCTAGTACGAACGAACTGATGAGTGAATGCCCGAGTGACATCATTGATCAAGAACTTGTACTCGACGAACTCCCACGAACTTGGGATGGTGTTGGCCATGTAAAGAAGCTCTTTGTAAATGTCCTCCTCAGACCAAGACTCAATCTCAGCCATCAGTCCGGGCTTCATCTCCAGTCTGGTCTGCTTCGTGAAAACCAGCAAGTTAGCGGCATGACGTGCTGGGTCTTCCGAGCCAGCGCCGGTGTAGTCGATCAGTTTTACTTCCATTTTATCCTCGTAGTTTGTGAGCGTAGGATTCGCTCTGGTTTGAGATTAGTCGTTGTATCACTCTCACATCATTCACAACATCGTCGAGTAAGAGGTGAGGTCTCCAAGTGGCAAATCTGCCAAGAGAATACACACCCCATTGCTCTGATGCCCACATGATGAACTCTCGACGAGCTCTCTCGTCTATTGGCAGGATCTTGCCGTACTTCTGACGAGAGACCTTGACGTCATCAGCAGGCAAGCCCAAGACGCCTAAAAGACTCATTGCTTGCTTTACCAATTCTTTCTCTCTTCCTAAGAAGTCTTCATACGCTGAATCCTTGTAGCATTCGGCACTGAGCTTGTTTCCAGTCAAGGATATACGAGAGAACGGTACCATCGGATCAGGAACGTACAAAGAGCAGTAAGCATCCGCTCCTAAGATTGTCGCAGTGATATTAGCCCCTGACCTGTACTTGTATTCTGGCTCAGGACCATCCCATCCAAGAGCATGCATCAAGGCTGGCATAGGGATGGTCGATATGACAGCATCAGAACGCTTGAACTCGAAGATGTGACCGTAGTGAATCGGACAATCTACAGAAGCTGCCATCTTAGCAATGAAGTCTGTCGGCGCGATGTAACGCTCAACTGCTTCGTTGCTAGCGCTGAGCACAGACCTAAGAGTAGCAGTGCCATTGGTCTTCAACGAATAGTTCATCGCATCCGCGATCGTGTTCTTGTAAGGTGCCACAGACTTGATTGCCTTGACCTTCTTGAACGGGATGTTGACCGCCTCAGAAACGAGCTCAGACCTGAATCGTAGAACAGCAGAATGGTTGTTCGGCAAGCTCGTAGATCTTTCGTAGACGGCGAAAGCATCTTTGCGCAAGATGTTGGCCGCAAGAAGGCCTGCCATGCCTGCACCAACGATCTCTATCATCTCTTGCCACCTTTCTTCATCTTGATGTCGGCAACCTTGCCGACGTAAAGCCCAAGAGTTTCCGGATCGATGGGATCACCATCTTTTATGCGCTGACGAGCGTAAGACTTCAATGTCGAGCTGTGAACGCTGCTGTCCACCTCTGGCGCGTAACCTCCATGCTCTAGCTCAGACGCTACAGACAGAGCCTCTGCCAGCCCTTGAACGTCACTTCATCCAGTTGCATCGAAGTCATCATGTCTGGGATGTGCAGCGTCTTTATCTTGTGTAGATCGCCTCGCATCCGCTTGAGGTCTTCTTCTGTCTGGTCTATGACTTTCTCAAGCGCAATAGCCTCGGACAGAGACGCATTCAACCTCTCTATCTCAGAGAGTGGGACCTCTGTAGGTCCCACATCAAATTCCTCCTGATTCATTACATCGCACCTTCAGAGCTTTTGCCCTCATCAAGCGACGAAGTATCTGCCTTCACTTCGCCAGCAACAAGCGATGAATGAAACTCGATCGCTCTGGCCTTCAGGTCTCGCCAGTCGCAGACGCCATCCAGCTCAGGCAGAGCAGCACCTCGTTCAACCTTCCAGCCGAACCAGTCGCCATCGTTGTTGCTCTCTTCAGCAGTAGTCAGGTGATACGTGCGGTAGAAGAGCGGTGCAGTGAACTCACTCCCATCAGCACGCTTGAGCTTCTCGCCAGACGCAAGAGTGTTCCAGCGTCGTGCCTTCTTGAGCTGTGTTGAAGTCATCGGCACATAGCACAACTTGTTGTTGTTAATGTCGATGCCGAAGAACTGAGCGGTCTCTGCGATGTAGTTGCCATTGGAAAGAGTAGGCCTGTTTCTGTCGTCGCGAGAACAACCGTCCAAAATGCGCGGATCAGTATGTATGTTGACTAGACCCTTGCCTGAGTCGCGTGGTGCCCACTCGATGTAATCTTTGCGATAGTAAACCGGCAAGAACCATACGCCATCAGGGTACAGTTCGCCAGTACCCAAGTCTGCAATAGTGCCGACCTCTGCCCCTTCGATGTACTCAGACTTACGCTTGTTCACCTGCGGACTCAAAGCCTGCAAGACGGCAAGGCGTGGAACTAGGATGTCCTCTGCAGTTACCTGCTCTAAGCCGACGCCTGCAAATTCTTCAAAGCTAGTTCCAGCCTCACCGACCGCGCTAGCCTTCTTCTTCGCAACTTTATTCATGTTTTCTCCTCACCTCGAGCAAACAGAGGCTCTGTTCGCTTCACTGTCGAGGTCGCAGTGCGGCTAATATGCTCGAGAAATAGTGATATGAAAATACAAAATTCAGACTATTTTCTCAAATCTCTCTTGTCGTCGTGTAAGTGCTTGTTTTCAAGGCATAACTATTTTCAATAGAATTCAATAAAACCCTTTTCTTTTACAGATGATTCAGGCATAAAGACTGTGTCGGGCGTGAGCTATGTCTGACGCGGGTCGGACCCCCCAAGCATAAGGGTCCAACGACTGGTAGGTCGCCTCCGAGGGTAGCGCAAGCAGAAGACACCCGACGCAAAGAGAGGTCGCTCTGGTTTCCAGCGGATAGGTCAGCAGGGGATGGCACCCTGCTCTGATGAGATGCCAAACGAAACCTAGGAGAACGACATGACGAACCGCAAAACTTACCCAGCTTATCTGCCCGGCAATGACGAACCTGTGACCGCGTATGAATATGAAGGAGTCTGGTATGCGGACCGCGATGGCGCGGTCGACCGTGCTCCGGAAGGAACAGTCATGAAGCTCGAAGATGGCGTTTACGAATTGGGTGTCTCGGTCCTGAAATACCAAGACGCAGACTTTTAAGTTTATCACGAAAAACAGGAGAGACTAACATGACCACGATGACATACACCGCTAACGACGTGAAGCATTGCTGCCTGAACACTCTCAAGATCAATGGCCGTGTCCACTACCCGCGACGCATTACCCAAATCTCCGAAGCTAACGGCGGCAAATGGGTCGGTGAGGCCAGCGGCTACCGCTTCACCATCATCGGTGGCCGCGCCTCTGGGGGCGCAGAGAACGAATGGTTCGTTCAGTGGGATGTGGACGGCGGACAGCGCTTTGTCCCAGTAACGAGCGCTGCCGCTGCGATCCGTTACATAGAACAGTTGTAACAAACGGGGGCTTCGGCCCCACCCACCAAACAGGAGAGACGACATGATTGATCACTTTGAAGAATTGTTCCGGTCTCAGGACCGCAGCAGGAAAGCTAAGCGCCTAGCAGCTTTGGCAGCGCTCTTGTTTGCCGTTTTCGTCATCACGGCAGGTGCTGCGATGACAATGGCGTTCATCTTGACCTTAGTCGAAACGTCCTGATGGGCGTCTGTCGGACAAGCTCTACCGGCACTGATGAGACAGAGCACAATCAAATGGAGGCCACAATGGCACACGAAGTTGAAACAATGGCATACGCGAATCAGGTTCCTTGGCATGGGCTGGGCGCAAGGGTTGATGGTGACATCGGCATTGACGACATGCTCTTCGCCGCAGGTCTTGACTGGGAGCTCAAGCGCATCCCGCTTCAGACTTGTGCCGGTGATGACATACCGGAGGACATGCAGAACCTGTTCATCCACGAACGCGCAGCATGGATCCGCAACACCGACAAGAAGGTGATGGCAATCGCTGGGCCTAGCTGGCGTCCGCTCCAGCCGCGTGACACGATAGGCTTCATGCGCGACTACGTTGAATCCGGCAATGCCACGCTCGAGACAGCAGGCTCACTGCGCGACGGCAAGGTTGTCTGGGGACTAGCTCGCCTCAAGCATGACTTCGAGGTTCGTCGCGGCGATCGCGTGAATGGATATCTGCTGATCACGTCTCCGAACGAGGTCGGCAAGGCGATCAGCATCAGGACTACAACGGTCCGGGTTGTTTGCGCGAACACGATGGCGATGGCACACGGATCGAGCACAGCCGACTACACTCAGAATCACGTCTCTGATTGGAACGAGGCAGCTGCCAAGGAAGCCGTTGGCAACGCGCACGAACAGCTCTTGCAGGCTGAACGCAATGCCAAGACGCTCGCCAAGCTGAAGATCAGCGCCTCTGATGCTGTCGTAAAGGCTCTGGTGCCGGTGTTCTACCCTGCTCTCGACATGGAAGACAAAGAGGTCGTCGCCCAAGTGCAGATGCCTGAGACGATGCCGCTCAAGATCCAGCAGATCCTGGAGAGCGTCGAGAACTCGCCCGGGAGCGACAAGAGCAGAGGAACAGGATGGAATGTGCTGAATGGCGTCACTCACTGGGCAGATCATTCATATGGTCGCAATGCGGCCACTCGGATGCATCGCGCTTGGATGGGCGACAACTCACGTCACAAGCTGGCTGTTGAGAAGAAGCTTCTTGAGTTGGCTGGTTGATGCAAGGTTCCAAGTTCGTAATTATCTCTCTTTTTGATCGGAAGATAGATCTAAGAGAGAGATAAAAGACTAGATAGGTATAAACGATTGCCGAAACTAGAAGAAAAAGAGAACTTGGAACCTGCCCTCCCTGCCGCACGACGCCCTCCCTGTCGTGCGGCCAACTGGCCCTGACGCTAAGAACAACGTCAGGGCCTTTTTTTGGAGAATAACATGATAATTGAAATTAGAGGCGATCGTGCGATCGTCGAACCTTCACCGCAAACAAAGATCGACTCGATGCTGTTCTCTATTGTCGGAGAACTTGAGGGCGCGCGTAGGTGGCTTGCCAATGGCGGCTTGAGCTTTGACGCATCAGGTCACAACCTAGACGTTCTTCAGCGAAACTTCCCCGACGTTGATTTCGTCAACGCCACAGAGCCAGCCATACAACATGAGTTTGACCTAGGCAGCACGCCTACAACATACAAGTCAAAGACTGTGGCCTATGACCACCAGTCTGAGGCTATGAACAAGATGCGCAACAAAACGAACTTCGCCTTGTTCATGGAGCAAGGAACCGGCAAGACAAAGTGTGCCATCGATCGTGCTGGTCAGCTGTTCGTTGAAGGCAAGATCACTGCTATGCTGGTCGTCAGTAAGAAAGGCGTCCATCGTCAGTGGGTTGATTCCGAGATACCGGCTCACCTAGGCTTAGACTATGATGGCACGTTCTGGCCGACCAAGAACAGGCAGCTGCCGGATGAGCTGATTCAGTTCGATGTAGGCTTTGATGGGTATGTTCCGTTAAAGGTCTTTGCCATCAACTTTGATGCGATCAAGACTAAACAAGGCAAAGCTGCTTGCGTCGATTTCGTCAAGGCGCATCTCGGCAAGGTGATGATCGTTGCCGATGAGACGCAACAGATAAAGAATGCTCGCAGCGCACGATGGAAGGCTCTCGACGAAATAACCAAGCTGTCCAGGTCGCCTTACCGCCTTGCTCTCACCGGCACGCCGATCGCCAAGGATCTGACGGAC